GAATAGGAATGAATTGTATACTACATCATTGATAACTAAATCTTTACCCATAAGTCCAGTTACAACATCTGCCATCGCAAACAAAACCATTATCGTAAACGCTCCGAAACCAATTATTGATTTCTCATTGTATTCATTATTGTCTTTAAATATTGCCCACATAATTTTTCTCCTTAGAATTCTAATATAGCGTAGTCGTATCTTAGTGTTAGTTCTACTTCAGCTGGATTAGCTTCTGCATAATTTAAATCACTAAAGTTTGCTGCTGTAATGAATGCACCTTTTAATGTCCACTCTTCAACTTTATCACCGACTGGCCCTAATACATTGAATGTAATGTCTTTTTTATAGAAGTCAGAATATCCGTCACGACCTGTTACTGATTCGTGGTGTAATCTTACCCACTCCATAACTGCTTGTGCTCCTGATGGAACGATTGGGTCATATAGTGTTACTGTAATTGGTTGCCACTCAGCTTTTCCTTTTACATATCTTTTAACATTGATATGGTCAAGTGCAACTTCACCTAAACTGATATTAGGTCTTCCTGCAGTTTTAATTAAATACGCTGGTATTCCGTCTATTTCCATAATAAAACGATTTGCCATTTTTGGTTCAAATGGTGTAAAAAATATTTCGTTCGGGTCTAACATAGCCACTTTTTTTCTCCTATAAAGATTTCTTTTCTATTACATTAATAAATATAAGAAAATCAAAAAAAGTGTATGTCAAATATGATATACTTTTAGAAGTTTTATTGAAGTTTTATAATAAAAAGCTTGACATTGTCATTTGTTCATTGTATATTATGGTATGATAGGAAAAACAAATATACCAAAACAAATAGTTAATATGCTGTTTGTAATTCTAACTGGGCATGATAATTTAGATGATAAGACCATTAGAGATATAAATAACATAATTAATAAAGTTAATAAATTAGATAAAGTTTTAAATTAATTAAAATAAAGCTTGACTTTTACATATAGTATTTGTATATTATAGTGTTATGATAATGATAAAGGAAAACGAAATGACTGTTAAACAAATGATTGAAAATGAAAGATTTCTTGATGAACAACAAAATGAAACGATAACGACTGATACCGAAGGTATTTATATGAGAGATTACCAAGATACTTTGGTAACGAGAGAAATACCAAACCATTATGGGTATTACAATGACGCTGGTGAGTATGTAGAAAATGGAACTCATACCATTACTCATTATAGATATGCTCATAATCCTATGGAATTGTATGAAGCTAATACTAATCAACCAGCTGTTAGGTTGGAAGATTATGAAGCTCCTTATTTTGAACAAGCTTTATACAAGGGTATTCCTATGGAATTTAGGTATAACCCGACTATCAGAAATTTAATGATGACTGGTAATTTTAGAATTAAGTATCGTGGTGGTAGCAAACCACAATATGGGTATAAGAGATTACAAAATCATACTCTTGCTGAGTATGCTGATACATTTGCTATTTATCCTAAGTAATTAGATTCGTGGGTTCTCGGTGACTACGATAATTTGGAACCGAATTGGGTTATGTAGTGTTTCACGATATTAGAAACAACCTTTGGTGATTTGGTGTAAATCACCTGCAGATTTATTTCCCATATCATAACAAAAAACCCCCAATTTCTTGGGGGTTTTTCTTAATCAATATTCCTATTATTCTGGGAATGCTGCTCCTGTTGGTTGAACTACAAAGTCCAATACGATAAATTCAGCAGTTCTTGTAGGTTGGATAAATATCTGTCCTACTAACTGATTTCTATCAACAACATCTGGTGTGTTGTTAGAATCATCCATAACTACTCTGAAAGCAGTTAAACCTGAATTTGATTGTACTTGTTCAAGATATGGATTCACTATGTTTAGGAATCTGTTTCTTGTTGAACTTGTGTTTTGTTCAAACACTAAGAATCTTGAAGTTGATGCGATGAACTTTCTCAAGTTAATCAATAATCTTCTTACATTGATTCTGTCTAATGCACTTGGTTTACCTTGAAGTGTTTTCTGTCCAAACACTACTACACCTTGACCTGGGAAAGATGCGATTGGATTAATACGATTTTCGTATAAGTCGTCTCTTTCGGCGTTGGTTAGTCTTGTTTCTGCTTCTAATACTTCTGTTAAACCACCACGATTCAATCCTGCTGGTGCGAACCACTCTTGTCCAATTCTATCATTATTTGCGTAAACGCCTGGTAGAACTACTGAAGGTGGAACCCAAGTAGGTTTGTTCTTATTTTCATCAAGAACTTTAACCCAAGGATAATATGTTCCGACATAGTTTGAGTCCAGAGATTGAACATTAGTAATTGCTTGTTGGATTGTTGCACCATATGGTGAACCATCAAGAATAAAGAATGCGTCTGCTCTAGCTTCAATCTTATCGATTGCGTGGTTTGTTACCTGTGAGTGTATTGAGTGAATAACACCTGGTGTTGCTAATAAGTTAATATCAAACTCATCTGGATTAGATATAGAGTTTATTGCTCTCTTATATCCTTTAGTTCCGTTTGATGTTGATGTACTTAAATCAAAACCCTGTGTATTCGTTGATGTAATGTTTGTTCCAGTTTTTCTTTCTTGAGCTGGATTTGAACCATCAAAACCATTTTGGAAAGGAACTCCAAACTTTCTTTGTTGGAAAGATGAGTTCGTTAAACTGATTTTTGTTGCACCATCAGCGAATGTTGAACCCAACACTGATGCATCATTATTACCTAAACAATCCTCTAAACTCATAGTTGTGTTATTACCTGTTCCTGCTGTTGATGAAGTAGGTACCAGATATTCTGAATTGTTAGTGTTTGCAAAGTCAAATCCATAGAAATCATTTCTATCAAATGTTCCTCTTGAATTTACTTGACTTGATGATGCTGCTGCTGTTAGTCCTTTTAGTGAAACCACTGGGAAAGTCATAGAACCACTACCATTAGCTGATACTAATGAAGATATATGTGGTACTGCTAACTTACCAAATCCCATAGGAACTAAGTCTTTTGAAACTCCCACTAAGTTTGTGTAATCTGAAATGTAAATGTATTTAGATTGATTTGGATAATCACCATTGTAGGTTAATTTTCCATTTGTATCTATTGTTACATATCTATCACCGATTACTCTTGGTAGGTAATTTGTTGATTCTTCATCAAAACTCAAATTAGAAAATGTTTCTAAAATTGTTCCGTCGTCGTTTTGACCTGGATTATTTACAATAACTTGTAATGTAAATGAACCATAGTCTGAACCTGGAACATCTGCCGGTGGTTTTACATCAGAAATACCGACTCTATATTTAGAATTCATATTAGTTCCGTGTGAACGAGTTTTTACTTTAAATAAGTCTGTTCTTGCGGAATTTACTAATTGAGATTGTATTGAAGGTGTACAAGCAACTGAGTAGTCTGTTGAAAAGTTTTCATCTGAACCACTTGCGATGGTTACTACTGCAGCTGATGATGTTGCGTTTTGTTGTGCTACGAAGTTAGAATATAGATATACTTCTTTATTGGAATCCTGTGGGTCTTCACTAAATACCTTACCGATGTAATTTGCTGAACTTGTATCAAATGAAGCTGTATACGCAGTTCCATTTACATCTATTCTAAAATCATTTTTTAGATTTGTGTAATTACTAAAAGAAGCACTTGTTGGTCCTGCAATCTCAAGATTGTCAGGGTCTGTTGCACCTCTTGAAGGTTTTAGTGTAGCCACTACAAAGTGTCCATTGTCGCCTTTAAGACCCAAAGACACTGTGTCGTTTGCATATCCACCTAATCCTAAAACACGAACGATTGTTACTGCTCCTGCACTACGAAGATATTGCTTCGCTGTGAAAGGAACATAAAAGTCTTGGTTTTCTTTACCGAAGATTTCTTCAAACTCACCAAAGTTTCTAATCAAAGTTGGAACAAATGCTGGACCTGATTCTGTTGGTCCGATTAATGCTGCTCCAATTTCAGATATTCCTTGTGGTAAGAAAGATAAATCTTTTTCTCTGGTAAATACTCCAGGACTTACGATTCTTTCTGCCATTATTTTTCTCCTAATTAGGTTGTATCGTAAATATAAATATCATTTACAAAACTCAAAATATACTAACGAACCTATTTTTTATTTATTTGGTGTAAACACACCAGTGTCTGGGTCAAGATTACCTGGCCCATATTTTTCATTTAATTCACTTACTAAAGTTATTTCTTTCTTATTCAATTGAGAATACTGAGTTTCTAAACGAAGTTTTTCGTCTGATAGACTCTCTAATCTCTGTTCTAACTGAATGTTAGAAATTTCTAACGCACCAAAAGAATTACGAATATTCTCATATCCGGATTGTAATTCTTGTAGTTGAGTTAATTCTTCTTGTGTGAATTTAATTTCTTTTGATTTTTTTGCCATTATAACTCCTATTTGGTTTACTAATAAATATCAGATTATTTGTTCAAACAATCACAATTCTTTTCTATATCTTCAACTTTTTTCTGTAATTCTTTGATTGATTCAATTAGTAATGGAACAATCTTTTCATACTTTACTGCTTTATATCCAGTATCTCTCGTAGTGACTAATTGTGGTAAAACCTCTTCTATTTCTTGTGCTACAACTCCAACATCATTTCCTTTGTAAGTGTCTTGTTTATCATTCCAATCAAATGTATAACCACCAACTTTTGATAGTTTGTATAGTGGTTCTGATATTGGTTGTATATTGTCTTTAAGTCTCTCGTCTGATGAACCAAATGCGATTACATCTCCACTTGCTTCTATTTGAGAACCTGATATATTTGATAGGAATTGTGCATTTCCTGCATCTGACATATCTAATTGTAATGCAGTTATGGTTGAACCACCATCCTGTCCTTTGAATAATATATCTTTGTTATTTATTGCTGATTTGATTACGAAGTCAGATGAAGCTATTTTGAATCTACCAAATTCTGTTCC